CCCAATTACGCACGATGTAATTTGACAATGGGGGGGTGTAAACGTGTATTATAGAAACCATGAATAAAAAACCACCCGAACTCCACGTTGTTGATGGCACTACCCCACGCAAGGGAAGGGCCGCGCCTATGCCATCCGAATTGAAAAAGCGCATACCAAAAGCTGAATGGGTGGACAACCCAAACGCTTGGGATAAAGATGCGTTCATTGAGGAAACCGCTGAATTTTTGTATAACGTGTACGGCATTGGCAACGACCAAGACAAACACACGCTTGGAATGTTGGCCGACCATATTGAACTTTATGTGCAATGTACGCGCGGCATCAAAAAGAATGGCGTTGTGACACAGTTTAATGACGGCAAAACCATTGGCCCTAACCCGTATATATCCATCAGGAATAAAACCATGACGCTGATAATACAGTTAATGAACGAACTAGGCTTGACGCCCCGTAGCCGGCTGGGGGCTGGCAAGCAAGAGGAAAGCAGTCCATTGACACAATTTTTAAAAGGCCCGCTGGCGCAATGAAACACCCAAACAAAAAAATTGAAGCAATACGGAAAGAGTATGCGTGGGCTTTGATGTCACGAAAAAAAACTAAAGCCCGTTTGGTTGAATATTATTTAGCTGAACTTGATAGGCGCCGCAATGGCAAAACAATACCAATGGAATTAAACGAACTATGAATTGGCAAGATGGGTTGCTATATGCCCGCGATGTAGCTAAAGGCGAAATAAATGTTTGTAATGATGTGCGCTTGGCTTGCCAGCGTTTTATCAACCAATACGAAAACAAAGAATGGGAATGGGTGTTTGATAGCCGCTTTCCCCAGCACGTTTTAAATTTTGCCGCTACGCTACAACATACCAAAGGCCCTAAAGCTGGAACGTCTATTGAATTAGAGCCTTTCCAAATAATGCTTATTTGCTCGGTATATGGTTTCCGGAGCAAAAAAGACCTCACCAAACGCATGGTGACAGACGTAATTTTATTTATTCCACGCAAGGCCGGCAAATCTACCCTGACAGCGGTAATCGCGCTTTATGAATTATTGTGCGGCGAAACTGGCCCCGAAGTGTTTACCTTAGCCACTAGCCGTGAGCAGGCAACAATCGTTTTTGATTCCGCTAAAGGCTTTGTTGAAAATATGCCGCAAGAGCTGGCGACAATGTTTAACCCCAGCAAATACACAATCAGCAAACGCGGTGACAGCCAATCCATGTTTAAGGCCCTATCCCGTGATACCAAAAAAACGGGTGACGGTAAAAACCCATCCTGCGCCATTATTGACGAAGCGGCCCAAATTGTTGACCGCAACTCAATAGAGGTCCTTTACTCAGGTATGGTGGCACGGCAAAACCCCCTGCGCATTTATATAACCACGGCCAGCTTTACTAAAGACACAAAATTCTACGAGGATTATGCAATGTTTAAATCCATGTTGAATGGCGAGGCCACGGACAACCCGCGCTGGTTTGGTTTGCTTTATGGTTTAGATTTGGGCGATGACTGGCACGACCCTACTACTTGGGCCAAAGCCAACCCGATGCACGGCATTAGCGTATTTGAGGATGCAATTGCCTCTCGCGCCGAGGAAGCCAAATATAAGCCAGCCGTTTTAAATGAATTTTTATGCAAAACGCTTAATGTTTGGGTGTCTGCAAACACGGCATGGATTGACCGTGCAAATTGGGATGACCCTGTTTGCATTAAACAGGAACGCCCCGAGGAGCCTGAAGCTGTATTTATTGGCTTTGACTTGGCCGCAACGCGCGATTTGAACGCTGTATGTACGCTTAAACGGTACGGCGAATTAGACTACGAAGCGGAATGGCAGTTTTTCTTGCCCGAACAAGGCTACGAACTTGTCCCAAAACATTACAAGGACATTTTTAAAGTGGCTATTGATGGCGGCATATTAAAACTGACAGAGGGCAACGTAATGGATGACCGTGAAATATCCGATTTTATAAAAAACCAGTGCGAAAAATATAACGTCAAAGAAGTAGGATACGATGCCTACAATGCCGCGTCTTTAGTGTCGCGTTTGAACGATTATGGCATACCAGTCAAAAAGGTTGGACAGGGCATGGCGGTTTTGAACAATCCAAGCAAATACATTGAAAAACTAATACTGAACAAGCAAATTAAGCATGACGGCAACCCATTTGTGGGCTGGCAACTAGGAAATTGCGAGGTTTACACGGATGTGAACGGAAATATCAAGGTGCGTAAGAACGAAGCTGACAAATCTGCTAAGGTTGATGGTATCATCGCTTTAATTATCGCGGCGCATTGTTCGTTGGATAACCCGTATATATCAAATAGCTTCGGTTTCAGGAGTTTTTGATATAAAATCATAAAAAAACGTAGGAGTTTGATATGAATTTATTGGATATTTTTAAAAGAAAAGACACGACCAAAAATGAATCTAATACCGTTCTAGGCCAACTTCAGCTAGGGAATCAGGTTGTTTACGGCACCAGCAATAGACAGCCTACAGCCAACCAGCTTTTATACGTTACCACTTCTAGCACTACGGTAGCTGGCCGCACAGTGGATGTGTCGGCATTAACCCGAAATTCTACAATCATGTCGTGCGTTGGGGTAAAAGCCCGTTCATTAGCGCAATGTAGCATTAGCGTAATGTCAAAATTACCCGATGGCTCATTAGTAGATGCCGTCAATGACCCGTCTGTAACAACCCGCAACAAAGCCAAAGCAAAACAAGTTTACAACTTACTGCAAAACCCAAATGCTTTCCAAACCCCTTACGAGTTTTGGTATCAGTGGTCAATGTGGGAGGATTTAGCTGGCGAAGCTTTCACATTATGGTGGCGCGAAAACCAAAAAGACAGCGTATCTACACCGCTTGAAATGTATAACCTTGACGCTACACTCATATCAGTTATTTTAGAGCCTACTAGGTACCCTAGCTATCGTTTAAGCACTCCGTCTTATGGTTTTAGTAAAGACCAACCGCTAGAATATTGGCAAGTAATGCACATTAAAGAGGCCGCATGGCAAGGTTCTAGCGGTTTTAATAAAGGCATATTAGCCACTGAATTGGTTGGATTAGACCAAGACATTGACATTTACGCCAACTTTATTATGCAAAACGGCGCCAAACCAAGCGGCATTTTTACTACTGACCAGGTCATTCCTGACGTTAAATACAAAGAAATTGCCGCCCGCTTAAAAGAAGCATGGAATGCAATGACTGGCGGCCGTAATGTGGACCAAAGCAAAGCCGGCCAAGGTATGTTATTAGACCAAGGAATGAAATACACCCCCATTGCAATGCTAACCTTGCAAGATGCCCAAACAGCCGAATTGAAAATCCAAACAATGAAACGCATTTGCGCATTATTCGGCGTTCCACCTGCGATGGTTGGTATTGTGGATGGAAAATTTAACAACACCCAAACAATGTTGGATGAGTTTTATAAAACGACCATGTATCCAATGATTGTTAGCATTGAGCAAAAATTAAAACAGCAATTGTTAAAAGGTTATCCTGATTTGGTTGTCCGCTTTGACACTAAAGACTTTTTAAAGGGTGCGGCACTAGACCAAATGAATTTTGTTACCGCTGGCCTTAATGCTGGTATCATCACGCCTAATGAAGCGCGCGAATACCTTAACATGGATAAGCTAGATGGCGCTGACGAGTTAAAACAAGACACAAAGGCGGCCGCACCAATAGCCGGCACTTCACCACAAGACACAGGCGGCGGCGGCGGAAGTCAAACCCGTAAAATGAATATCGGTACAAAATGAACGCGCTGAAAAAAATTCTTGGGGCATTGACTTCACAGGTGAAGCGGTCTAATGTTAATATACCTGCTAAAGAAATACCCCATAAGATAACAGACGACAATCAATCTATTAAAGATGGGGTGATTTATGAAAAATTTAGCACTAATTTGCGAAGCGCAGATACAACTGATAGCAGAAGCAAAAGAAAACGCAGAGCCAAGCGGAAAGCTTGAGGCCCGCGTTACTACTTGGGGCGCCCGTGAGGGTGCAGATGGCCGCAAATTCAATTACCAGCCTGAAGGATTTGCAGATTGGGCCGCAGAATTTGCAGAAGCGAATAAACCCCTACCAATGTTCTTAAACCATAACGACCATGGAATGCCAATGGGCGAATGGACAGAATTCACGTTTGACGAGCAAGGCATGACGGCATCAGGCCGCTTATACCTTAACACCGTCGGCGGTTCAGACCTTTACACCGTATTAAAAGAAAGCCCTAATATGTTTGGCGGCGTATCCGTTGGCGCTTATGCCGAGGAAGCCTGTTTTGTTGATGCCAGCGGCGTAAAATTTGAAAATGGCCCTGATGGAACGGTATGGTCAAACCCTGAATTTGAACGTAGCGAAGCGTATTTCCAAATTGTCAAAGGCGGATTGCGTGAAGTTTCAGTGGTTATGTATCCAAACAACCCTGACGCAGAAATACACAAATTAGAAGCTTTTGATGCCGAAGGGCATTTAAATCCACGAAATTTAGAGAGGTTATTGCGTGAAGCAAATATCTCTAAAAAAGATGCGACCACCGCGTCTAGTATTTTCAAGAAAATTTTGGAACAGCGTGACGCTACTGAAACTCTTGGAAAAACACCTAATCAGGGTGAGCCTGACGCGGTGGATGAAGCCGAAGCTTTATTGGCCGCATTAGAACTGCGCGAATTAAGCAAAGCACTTGACCAACGTATTAAATAAAGGAATTATCATGTTAGAAAAAATCTTAGAAAAGGTTGACGCTATTAAAGCCGAACAAGCTGACGCTTTATTGGCTGTAAAAAATTCAGTAGATGAAGTTAAAACTACTGTTGAAGCAAGCGTAGTAGAAAAAATTGAAGCTTTAAAAGGTGAGTTTGCTGATACAGTAACAGCCCTAGAAGCTAAAGTAGCATCTGCTAAATTTGCCAACACAGTTATTTCACCTGAAAAAACTGTACGCGGTGACGTGAACAAACGTGTAAAAGAAGCTTTGGCCTCTTTCTACAAAGGCAACTCACGCATTGAAAAAGAATTAGAATTATTTGCTGATGAATCAGAACACCAAGCGTTCTTGTCAGAGGCTTCTGCCTTAACAGGTTCAGGCGCTGGCGTTGGTGGTCGTACAGCTTACGACCCAGTATTCGTTCCATTGCGTTTGGCCAACCCTTTACGCGGCGTTTCACGCAACGTATCAACTGATGGTGCAACTTATCAATTCCGCGCTAAGACAGGAAATGCTGGTCCGGCTTGGGGTTACGCTATACAGAACAACGGTTCAGCAACAACTGAATCAACCAACATTTGGCAATTAACCTTGCAAGATTTGAACGTTCAATTCCCAATCCGTACTGCGGCTCTTGATGATATTGACGGTTTAGAAAGCAATGTTGTTTCAGATATGTTGGTAGAGTTCAGCCAAGCTGAAGCATTGTCAATGGTACAAAATAACGACCAAGGCGCTACTTCATTACCTTACGGCGGCTCAAACGGTTTGCGCGGTTTGAATCAATATGCTGGTGCAAATGCAACATACACTGGCGGCACTACTTCAACAGCGGCATTCGGCACTAGCGGTACTGCTTCTACTAACGGTTTGCACTCTTTGGCCACTTATGACCAAATCACAACCAATGGTGACGTTGCTGGCGCTTCAAATGTTGTTTACAAAGATTTAATCAACTTTGTTTACGCATTGCCACAACAATACTGGACAGAATCTGCCAAATGGGTTGTCAGCCCAGTGTTCTTATCACAAATCCGTGGTTTGACAGACGATAACGGTACCCCTGTATTTGAACGTATGCACCCATTAGAAACCAACGGTATCGTTGGCCGCTTGCTTGGTTTTGATGTTGTTGTCAATAAATACCTAGACAACCCATCAGGCACTACTGCAACTGGTTCTGATGCAACTAGCTTATATCCAGCTTACTTTGGTGACTGGTCACGCGGTCACACAATCGTTGACCGTTTGAACATGGTTCTACGTCGCTACGACCAAACGGCTCCGGGTTTCATCACATTCTACGGTGAAAAACGTTTAGCAACTTCAGTCGTTGACCCATTCGCTATCATTCGCTATCGCTCAACAGCGACAGCAAACGTGGCGTAATAGCAACAAAGGCAGGGGGCTTAGGCCCCCTACCTCTTTATCGTTTATAAAGAAGGAATTTATATGAGCATGATTCTTGAAGCCGTGAAAAAAGCCCTGCTAGAAGGCGAGGCTACAGTCAATTTAAAAGAGGCATCTACCCTGACTGCATCGGGTTCAGGTGTCGGTGGTCGTGTTATTTATGATGATGCGTTTGCATCATTGCGTATGGCCAATCCTATTCGCTACTTAAGCCGAGTTATCAATACAATCGGTTCTGACGAAGCGTTTGTGGTTAAAACTGGCAACGCGACAGTCATTCAGACTGGTATTACAAATCCATGGAATTACGATGTGAAAGATAACGTGGGCAACTACGATACTTCATTTTGGCAAATTTCAGTTAAATCAATCAACGCCGTTGTTCCAGTGCGAACAGCGGTTTTATCAGACGTTAATGCACTAGACGAATCAATCGTTTCAGATATTGCCCTTGAGTTTGCTCAACAAGAAGCACTTTCAATGATGCTCAATAACGATGCTTCAACTGGTACGGCAACGCCACAAACTGGCGCGACTTATGGCCTGCGCGGTTTAAATTCTTATGCTGGTTCAACTTCTGCGGCCGCTTTTGGCACCAGTGGTTCAGCTACAACTAATGGCCGTCACACAATTTTACAAGTCGCACAAGCTTCAGCTTCTGCCGTAGCTTACGATGACTTGGCCGCATTGGCTTCTGCCTTGCCAGCGCAGTATTGGAACTTGCCTAGCGTAGCTTGGATGATGCACCCTGATACCATAGCGGCATTGCGTGAGTTAAAAGACTTGCAAGGTTTGCCACTATTCCTAGAAATTGGTGATAAAGACGGTGCCGCCGTTGGCCGTATATTTGGCCACGATGTATATGCCAACCCTTATATGGATGTGGCTGGCGCTGGCAAATACCCAGTCTATTTAGCTTGTTGGGAATGCTTTGTGACAATTGCTGACAACGAGGAAATGAAAATACAACGCTTAGAGCAAACGACTCCCGGTTACGTTACTATTTATGCCGAAAAGCGTGTTGTTTCTACTGTCCGCGATGTATTCGCTGGGGTTCGTTTGGTTGGTGTTTAATTAAGGACACGTCATGGCGACTGAAAATTTAACCCTGTCAGAGTTTTTTGGTACACAGCGCAATCCGTTCAACTATGTAAAAATTGAACAGATTAACCGTGACATTGTAACAAGCTGGCTGACGCTGGATGAGATAAGCCAACAAATCAACCTTGTTGATGACCAAAGCCAAGACGGCTACTTGGAAAGCGTTGAATTAGCAACGCGCATGATTATTGAGGATTATTTAGGGATGTCTATATTCCCTACTCAATGGCGCGTTTACTATGGCAACGTAGGCAACTTCGGAACGGCAGTTTATTTAGACTTGCCCGAAGTGTCCACCGGTTATAAAGGCGCCGTGGCCAATGTCATCAACTCCGTGGCTTATTACAACAACGCCAACGCGCTAACAGTATTGGACCCGCAGTATTACGTCTATGACAATACCGGCAACCGGTTAATCATTACCAGCATCCCTGATACTTTAAGCCAATACGTTGCCAACCCGATTGTTGTTACTTATACAACGAACGCAAGCTTTGCGGCGCAATACCCAGTCATCAAGCACGCTGGCTTGCTTATGCTGACGCATTTATACAACAACCGAAGCAACACCACTGAAGGAAAATTGGCGGAGCTTCCATGGGGCGTAGAACGCTTATTACGCCCATATAAACCGCTGGTGATGTAATGGCAATTACCCGTTATGAAAATTTAACAGTCAAAAACGTGGTGAACGGCACGGATGATATCGGCCAATACACTACGACATTGACGGATTGGTTTGTAACGCGCGGGCTGGTGCATGACGTGGCTAATAGTGTTCGCATTTCAGAAAAATACCGCGTCTATGCTGATTTAATGAATTTTACTTTAAATTACACGCCCAACACCCGCACGATGGTTGATAACCAGCCAAACT